AATACAATCTTTCAGCTATCTCATGGCATGATGTAGCTTCTTTACTTGTTAATCCAATACAAAAATGAATTGAATCATTATAAAACTTGTTTAAAGTTTCATTATTAGTCGCACTATATAAATTCAATAAAGAATTAATTAATGCTATCTTTTGAGTTTTAATAGTCATAATTTTCCTTTATTTAAAAGTCCAGTATTTTAGCTTTAAATATTCTTTAGCTTTATTCTCTATTGTTAATGCAACATAAGGATTAACTTTAATAAAATCACTTACTTGCTCACTTGATAAACCACTTTCAAGACAATACTCTTGATATGCTTTATTCCAACATTGTGAAGTCCATTTTCCTGTCCAATTCATAATTTTTCTATCCTTACAAGTGAATATTCATATTCTTCTATCTCTTTATATTCCTTTTCAGAGATAGTATATGGACTATGTTGTACTGTATAATCAATCCTATGTTGAACTTCATCATTCAACCATTCTTCGGCTTCATATTCAGATTCAAAAGTCTTAATAACTGGGTTAGTATCAAGTGAATCTATAGCGTAGGTAACTTTGTAATTCATAATTAATTCCATAATTTTTTATTTTGTATATACCAAACAATATTTTTTAATCTCTTTAATTCTTTTTTACTAAGTTTTATATCTAAATTGCCTATAGACTTAGGCAATTCATTATTCCATACAAGTAAATTTAAAATTGAGTTTAAAATTTTGGAATAATTCTCTTTTTTAATTTGTTTATCCATTTTTAAAAACCTGATAAATGTTTTTTATCTACTAAGTTGTTATATATATATTGTCCATTCTCA